GTGCCGACGTTTACGGCGTGGCATGTGTGATCTACGAGCTGGCGCAAGGCAAGCACCCTTTTCGCCGGGTGCCCTCGAACCAGGCCCGTAACCAGCATCTGGAGCGCGAGCTGCAAGCACCTCGGAACATACCGAAACACTGTTGGCCAGCCCTGAGGACGGCGCTGGCTTTCGATGTTGCGGATCGAACCATCACTGCCAGACAATTACGTGATGTTTTCGCTGTCACTTCGTCCTGGCTGCAACGCTTGATTTATCGGCGCAGCTGAGCAGCACAGGCAAAGCCCTTACCGGTCCATTGGGCGGTTTGTGCGATACGGTGTTGAGGATTTTCGGGTGATTTGCGCCATCAAAGGCGGTGCGTTGCGGATTCTGGTATCAACCTGTACAACTTACTCGACTCAAAGGTAGCCTCTGACCTGGGCAGGGTGTCGCGTTTGATTGAAGTGGGGAGTTCGTTTTCGCTCGGCATGGAGCCGGAGGGGAGTAGCTAATGAAGCAAGATGAGTTTGTTAGGCGTGCATTTATTGTTGCTTCGGCGATGACAAACGAGCCTACATGGGCAATTCATGTCATTGCTGTAGATGACCAATACATCCGTCTCAAGAATGGCAAGAATGTCAGTGCAGCCTGTCTAGAGCGCATGTATCCATACTTGCTTGAGGTCGACTTAGTGGCGTCATCTGCGAACCTGATCATCATGAGGACAACCAAAGGACAGGGCTGCGTGAATGTCCCGATGCGCGAGATTGCGAGACGCATCAGGAATGGCACAGGCTCAATTCCTCGATTTGGGGTATTGACGGGTGAACAGTCTTGCTCTTACTTCGGATCGAAGGTGCCCAGCGTGAGCTGAGCGGCTGGTCCGATCTGCGTATCAAGCACGGATTTGAACTCCTGCGCGATTTCCTCTCGCTGAACTTCCTCGCCGACCCCGCGCAGCTTAAGCATTGGCTGTGCGCCGCTGGGCCACGCTGGAAGATGGCACAACGATTAGCGGCGCGTTTGTGTCACCGTTTATCGGTGCGCAGATCGGCGCCAAGGCGAGCGGCTTTCGTCTTGGCGCGTCGATCAGCGCCGACCAGATCAAGGAGTCCACGTTTACCGTGCGCTCAGTCGATGCCGCCAATGTGAAGCGTGGGGCATTCATCACCATTGACCTGCCGGCTGTCGATGGCCGCGGGCGTTACAAGATGGTCAGGCCTGAGCCGGACGGTGCGGGTAAGGAAATGGGCGAGCCGGCTCTAGTCTTTGCCATGACGGGCATGGGCGACGCCTCGGACACCGGCACGGGTAAAACCTCGTTGGCCTGCCGCTTTCAGGCGGTGGTACTGGTCGATGCCACGCGCAAGCGGGCGCCGCTGCAGGCTTCCATTCTGGCGGGGCGGGTGGTGACCGTGCTGCACAATCAGTACTGGGACCTCGACTTTGTCGACGCGCCCAAGGACATACGGGTGCAGCCTGATGGCTCAACGCCGGTGCTTGCGCAGTTCTGCGTGTGGGTCGTTGAGTGGACGCAAGTAACCACAAGCATTGAGTTCTCTATGGGTTTCGAGCAAGCGAATCCAGTCGAGAGGATGAGTGAGGGTGCAAGAGTTTGTTTGATATGTCGCTTGCTCAGCGTAGGCTCAAGCCAGTGGTCGGCGTCCCAAAGGAGAAGGATCTAGGGGGTGCCAAGACTTTATGCAGAACTGAGATTCCCACCAAGGGCTATGGATTGTCCAAACCCTACTGCTCGGAAGCGTTCATCGTGGAAAGAGATAGAAGCCCGTACTTCAATATTTTTTTGAAGTTCTACAAGATTTTTTTTTGCGGCATGTTGCTGTTTTCCTTGGGGGCAACGGCGTACTACGCACTGAAGTCCAACTATAGCGATGCCTCTGAAACACTACGCGGGGCAATCATTTTTGCTGCCTTTTTGTGGTGTGGCTATAACGTTTATCGCCTTGAGGCCAGGCTAAAAGCCAAGTCTTGAAAAAGTGATAGTTGCTCACGCGAAGGTCGTCACGCCGCTTGATTGACGCGCCAACGTTGTTCGCTCGCAACGCCTTGATCATTTTTTAATATCGTTTCGATGTGTAATCCATTAGCCCGCCCAGTGCGGGCTTTTTTCTGCCTGAAGAAAACGATGACCAGCAAACCTGTCTCGATCGACAAGCCTGATCGTGCTGCCGGACTTGGCGCTGGCCAGCGATGAGCAGGCCGTGCAGCTCTGGAGCTGATCGTTACGCGTGACGCGCCTTAAAACCTGAGCCTCGCCATGTGCGGGGCTTTTTGTTGGAGTTAGATATGACGCCAGTTTTCCGCATCGTTGCCGATGGCAGCGATATCACCCGCATGATCAACGACCGGCTGTTGCTGCTGCGCACCTCAGACAAGCCCGGGATGGAGTCTGACGAGTTTGAGTTGCGCATTGACGACCGCGACAGCGCCGTGACGTTGCCGTCTCGCGGTGCCAGCATCGAAATCTATCTGGGCTATGCCGGGTCGACCTTGTCCCGGGAGGGCCGCTATGTGGTCGATGAGGTCGAAGTCTCCGGCCCGCCGGACACGCTGGTGATACGCGGCAAGGCCAGCGACATGCGCGGCAGCGGCAAGACCACCCGTAACGGTAGCTGGGAGGGCGACACCCTGGCCACCATCGTCAGCGGCGTGGCGCGGCGTAACGGCTGGGAGCCGGCCTGCACGGTGGCCACGATCGTGCCTCGGGCTGACCAGTTGGGGGAATCAGACTTCAATTTCATTACCCGGCTGGCCCGGCAGCACGACTGCACGGCCAAGGTCGCGGACGGCAAGCTGATCGTCATGCCGCGTCAGGGCGGTGTCACGGCCAGCGGCAAGACACTGGGCGTCGTCACCATCAACAAAACGGACGTCAGCCGCTACAGCTTTCGGCTGGGCGATCGCTCGACCCACAAGGCCGTCAGCACCAAGTATCAGGACAAGGCCACCGGCAAACTGGCGGTGGTGAATCTGAACAACGACGACGCCCCGGACGGCCTGCCGCCGGTGCATACCGATCGGCATATCCATCCGAACAAGACCGCCGCCGAACAGGCCGCCAAGGCGCGCTTGGCCGCATTCAATCGCTCGACTGCAGGTGTGCGGCTGGAAATGCCCGGGCGTTCTGATCTGTTCGCAGAGCGGATGATCAACGCACAGGGGTTCAAGAACGGGCTCGATGGCGAGTATCTGGTGGACTCCCGGGAGCAGGTATTCACCCAGTCTGGCTGGTCGACGACGATCGAGTGCAACGCCGGCAAGAAGGGTAAGGCCAAGGTCAAAGGCAAGAAGCCAGAGAAGACCCTGAAAATCGTCCAGCTCTAACCCACACAAACCCACCCCCGGCCCGCCTTGTTCGGGCTTTTTCGTAAGGGCAACTTATGTCGATTACCCCGCAACAACTGCTGCAGATCCTCCCCAACGCCGGCCCAGTTGCCGGCGTTTTTGTGCCAGTACTCAACGCCGCGATGGGGCATTACCAGATCGTCGGGGCGAAGCGCGTAGCCGCATTTATCGCGCAGATTGGCCATGAGTCTGGCCAGCTCAAATACGTCAAGGAAATCTGGGGCCCAACGGCCGCCCAAGCCCGATACGAAGGCCGTAAAGACCTGGGTAACACCGTGGCCGGCGACGGCGCCAAGTACCGGGGGCGTGGTCTGATCCAGATCACCGGACGGGCCAACTACATGGCCTGCGGCGAAGGGCTGGGCCTTGACCTGATCAAGCAGCCCGAGCTGCTGGAGAAGCCACAGCACGCCTGCATGTCAGCGGCATGGTTCTGGGCAACCAAGGGCCTGAGCACACTGGCCGACGCGAGCCAGTTCGACAAGATCACCCAGCGCATCAACGGTGGCCAGAACGGCGCGGCCGATCGGCAGGCGCTGTACGCGCGTGCGCTCAAGGTGTTGGCGTGAAGATCGATGCGGTGAAGTGGGGCGGGGTGCTGCTGATCATCCTGGCCCTGATGGCGGGCAGCGCGTGGGCCGCATGGGAGTGGCAGGCCAACGCCTATGGTCAGCAGTTGGCCACCAAGGAGTCTGCCCACCAAACCGAGCGCACCCATCTGGCCAACGCCAACTCCGCGCAAACGTGATCGCCTTGCTACTGCTCACTTGCGGCTGTCAGTCCAACTCGACGCCGCCGCAGCAACTGGTTGTGACGCAGTGCAAGCCACCACCAGCACCGGCGGCGTGGTTTATGGCGCCTATAGAGCCCAACTTGACCCAGCGCATGCTCAACGAATTATCGGAATCACCGGAGACGGCGATCAAGGACTGATCGCGCTGCAAGCCTGTCAGGCCTACGTGAGGGAGGTCTCCAAACCGAAGAAATAGTAGAGTGCGACAATTAAAACGGTCCATGTGCTATTCAAAACCCCTAAGGCACTGCATTATCACGTGTTAGAGGCTCGCTAAACCATGACTGACTGGAATTGATAGCAGTGATTTACTTAAATGATAGCAAACAACTGCAACTGAAACGTGGTAATCCAGACCGTGTTTATATCAAATCTCCAGAACACTTGTGTTTGTATCGTGAGGAATACCACGATAAAACTCTGGCGTTCTTTGATGAATTTGATACTCGAGTATTTAATAATTTAATGTATGTCGAGCTGGACTTTAGTCATCTTAAATCGCTGACTGCTTCAGCTGCTCTTGTGCTTTTTGCCAAAATTACCCGGTGTCAATCTTGTTTGCCTGCCGGGTATTTTAGTTTTCCTGATAAAATAATTTCCATGAAGCTCCCTGATGATAAAAAAATAAAGGGGATGTTCTCATCAACAGGCTTGTGGGCAGCTATAAAGCCGGGGGGGCAGAAAAAATTAGATAAGCTATGGTCCGACTGGGGGAATTCATACAAAACTGGAAATGATCCGTCTCGTCAGTTTGAAGAAGTTATTTCTAGTTTACACAGGCGCGTAGGTGTGCTGCCCAAAAGAATTGTCGCTGCTTTGCAGGAATCTTACCTAAATATTGCGCATCATGCTTACGAAGCTTTCAAAAAAGACCCATTGTTCAATGATTTTATGGTTGGGAGATGGTGGCAGTATGCTCATCTACATCCTGAGACGGGGAGGTTGATAATAATTATTTATGACATGGGGTCTGGGATTCCTAATACAATTCGCTCCATACAGGGAGGAGTGAGCGATTGCTCAAGCATTCAATATGCTATGAGGGAAGGCATAACTAGATTTAATGTTCAGGGGCGCGGTAAAGGCTTCGAAGATATCAAGCGTCCTATCGATAGCAATGCAAGTGCAGAGTATCTTTTAGTCTGTAGTGGAGTGGGAGAGGTTGGTTATAAAGGCGGGCAAATTGTAAAAGAACACAGTCATGGTTATAGTATGGGTGGAACTCTCCTAGAGTGGGCTTTTTCAGGAGTAAAAGTATGAAAGTTGTCACGATTGATATGAAGGATTTTTCCCGCGCTCCATTTGGGCGTTACGCGGATGATGGCAAATGGAACGGGGAGGCGTTTCGAGAAAACTTTCTGTATGAACATTTTGTAGATAAAAGTGTTGCAAAGGTTGTTGTGAAGCTTGATTCGGTAGCCCCGGGTTACGAGTACGGCTCATCTTTTTTGGAAGAGGCATTCGGTGGTTTGGTTCGTGTGAAAGGACTGAAAAGTGAAGATGTTTTAAATAAGTTGGAAGTTGAGACGGTTAATATGGATTATGTGATGGAGATAAAGATTTATATCTCTGAGGCAGGTAATTAGTATGAGTTTTTTTATTAGTGTTCTTTCTCCGTTTTTGGTGGTGGGTGGTTGGCTTTTTGTTTATAGGAACTCAAATCGAATAGCGACTCGTTCTGAAGCTTACGCTCTTGTTGCTAAAGCAGTAGACAAGGTTCTAGGTATTGATAAGAGATGTGTGGAATACTGGCTCGCACCAGCATCATCTAGAGAGGATGAGCGGGTTTGGATTGCTGGTACACTGTCTGAAATACACGGTGTTAGGACTTTGTTGGAGTTACTGGAGAAGCATCATGGTTTTTTGGAGAAGGATGTGGTAATTATGAAGCTAAGAATGTCCTCTACATTAAGTGCTGAAGCTATATCTATGCTTTCTGATGAGGCTGTGTTACAGCAGCGAAATAAGCAAACAGATGCCCTGAATTATTCTTTGCATAATTTATACGGCTATTATCGATCAGTGCATGATTCAGGTAAATGATCTAAGTATTTACTCTGCTTCTGCAATGATCGGAGTTGTATCTGACTCTTAGTGCCGTCTTATATGTCGTGGCTAGCCCCGCCTAGGCTTGATCAATTCCAGCCCCTTGGATTTGAAAAAATCCCATAGTATTACCAACTAGGTACCATTCAAAATCCTCTGAGGGCTGGCCATAGCTCATGGCCAACTCTTAGTCTGTTATTGACCCAAGTCTGTCTTCACCCATTCCTGCCCAAGCTCGGGCGTAAACATCGCTGGATATCGATCATTCCCTGATCACTGTCGGTGGCCAGAACGGTGCAGCAGATTGTCAGGCGTCGTTCGCTTAGGTGCTGAAGATGTTGCCGTAAGCTAGGGTCCCTGGCTGGTTTTTGTAGCGTTGGTGGCCATTGCTTGTTTTTTCACATGGAAAGTGGAAGCCTGGCGCTTTGGGAAGAAGTTGGCCAGCCTGAATGTGGGAGGAGGCTAAAGCCTCAGTGACTTTTCGAGTGACATCGTTACTCGGTATCCAGCTGCGTTGGGCGTCGTTGCAGCGAGCGCCTGTTGCTGGAGTCCCGTATTTACTGGCGCTGAGTAAGTCCAGCTTGAATGGGGTGCTAGGGGTTTGGCTACGGTTGGGGTGTCTTGATTTTTGGCTCGTTGGCAGGACGCCAGAGGATGGGCAAAAAGGATAATTGCGGAACAGCTTTCAGAATTGCGGAACAAAAAACAAAGGGCCTGCACGAAGAATCTCATGCAAGCCCTTGATTTGTTTGGTGCCCGAAGCCGGAATCGAACCGGCACGTCCTTACGAACGGGGGATTTTAAGTCCCATGCGTCTACCAATTTC